CCATTACGAAGTTTATACTCCCGGATGTCAGACTGGAGAGTAAGGGACAAGGCACGCCTAAATTAATTAAGCGATCTCAACATACCAATCATAAAAGGTAGCGGTGTCAATATTGGGAGCCAGCAAAGCAGGGATCGATTTAAACTGACCTCGACTAATCAGTTTCTCAATCGCTACTTGCACATCAACACTAACACCAAATATATCAGACATTAACTGTCTAGTATCACGAGAAGGTTTGAACTCAGGGATGTTTACCATATCAGGACAAACATGATAACCATCATCAATGAAACGTGGTGAATACTCCACAGTTCGTTGTAATGCATAACGAGCCATTGCACCAACAATTGGACATTGTGGAGTTTCATAACAGGTAGACAATGCTTTGGCTCTCAATAACTCAGACATTATCTTATGACCTGCATTGATAAAACTATGAGTCCAAGGGAATTTGGCAAGAAAATGTCGAGGATCCCGAATAATCTCATTACTATCACCACAAATCAATCCACAAAACGAAGCAAGTGATGGATCACGAACCTCATTGATTTTAATGGTGAAACCCAAACGGGCATAATCTTGCTCATCCAATAATCCGTTACAGGAGAATATCCGATCGTCACCTTCAACAAAACCATTAAGAATCAAGTTGCGTTGTTTGGCAATAAACAAGGTCAACATAAGATTCGTAAACCCATTGCCCAACGAAGTGACGACTTCTCCCGACATACGACGACCAATCAATTCAGCACGAATTCCTTTACGTGTATGCATCACATTCTTCCCTGTAATAACTTTACAAAACCAATTAGAAACCAATCCGGGAAAACAATGTCGGTACAATTCACACTCACAAATGGACATAAATTCTGGTGTGAAATGACTTTCAAACGCAGTGTAATCAGTAGCAAAATAGCGCATACCAGGCCGACGTAAGGAATTGATGAGACCAGGACGATCTGGCACCGGCACATGTTTAATAAAATGAGGATCTTTATACAACAAATTTTCCAAAGCTTTTGAATACGGGCCAAAAGTAACCTTAACAGAATCACATCGACTGTTAATCAAACGAGCTTGTTTAAACTTATCGTAAGCCTCAGTTTTAATAAATGTGTCAATATGAGAGGATTGTCTACGGGATGGTAGACCTCCCCGCAACTCATCATGAGCCCTTATCAATTGAGACTTCCGTTCTTCATTAAACGGCGTACTCGACAACCAGTCTTCAAATGAAAGGGGTTGCAGAATTGGAAGATCTTTAATGTAGTCTAACACAAAAATATGGAATAACCTTAAAGTGTCTGTGTCAGGTATTGGTAGTTCTCTTCCAATACGAGATTTAAAACCATCAAAAAAAGTTTCTGGATCGTTCGAATCGACATGAATTGGGG